TGACAACTTGTTAGCATTTTCTTTTTATGATAGTTGCACAACATTTGCACAACTTGCGAATAGGGAAAGAAAAAGCCGGGGAATAATTCCGGCTATATTGTTGTTTTAACCCCACCGCTGATTTTGGGAGTTGGGTCGTATTCTGCTTTTTGTCTTCGTTTCTCATCCTCGTCTTTAAGGTACTTGTTCCTTATCTCTTTGATGTCATTCGTCATTCCCCATACCTTGAAGAAGAGGATGATTTGCAGTACTCCGAATATTAGGAGTATGATGGTTAGAAAGTCAATCATAATCTTAGATATTTAGTTTGTTCTTTAATTCGTTGAACACATCGGGATTTTCAAGTTCTCCCCAGTAGTATTTCTTATAACTGTCTCGGTCAAAGCTCTGCTTTTTCATATAAATAAAGGGGCATATCTTATTGTATAAAACGATAAAAACAAATTTAGCAAAATGAGTTTTTGATTATTTTTTTAGATTAGTATATCCATGAAGATTCAGCTGAATATCTATGACTTTAGCATCTTCTTTGATGCTTTGAGTATAATATTCAGCTATTCTATTTTTGTCTCTTTGATAGAGCTTTTGTTCTCTTGTAGTTGCTTTATTTATGACCTTTTTGTGGAAAATTCACTCACCATTGCCCCCCTCCGTTCACTTTAAAGTGATCCCCCAAATTCACTCGAAAGTGACCCCTTAAATTCACTTTAAAATGCCCCCCTAAAAAGTGAGTTTCATTCTTGTTTACCCGGTTTATAATTCTATTTTGTTTGTTAAAAACAAATAAAAGTCAGTTATGTCCAATAAACAATTAGGAATGGAAAAGATTCGTCAAGTGTTACGCTGTTACTCTCAGGGTTATGGGACCAAAAGTATCAGTAGTATGTTAACCGTTTCGCGCAACACGGTCAAGAAATACTTACAGGTATTTCAGCGCAGCGGTTTGGATTATGAAGGAGTACTGTCTCTATCGGACCAGGAACTCTCGGAGTTATTCCACGAAAAGACCAGAGTAAAGACAGAAAGCGAACGGATGGAAGAACTAAAGTCGTTGTTGCCCGAATATTGCAAGCGGCTTCAGAAGAAAGGTGTTACCCGTGAGGCTTTACATCGCGAGTACCTCTCTTCCCATCCGGATGGTTACGGACGCACCCGCTTCTATATTCTGATTCAGCAGCATATAGCCTGCAGCCGTCCCATCATGTATCTTGAACACAAGGCCGGTGATAAAGTGTTCATAGACTTCGCCGGTGACAAACTCTCCATCATCGACCTTGACACGGGCGAAATCATCCCGGTGGAGGTTTTTGTCGCAATTCTGCCCTGCAGCCAGTTAACCTATGTGGAAGCGGTCATGAGCCAGAAAAAGGAGGACTTGATCTGTGCTTCGGAAAACGCCTTGTTATACTACCAGGGGGCTCCCTCTGCCATCATCCCGGACAATCTCAAGTCCGCCGTTACCAAGAGCAGTAAATACGAGGCCATCCTGAATGAGGACTTTGCAGCCTTTGCCGAACATTACGGCTGTACCGTAATTCCCGCCAGGGCTTACAAGCCACGTGACAAGGCACTGGTCGAGGGTGCCGTTAAACTGATCTATCGCAGTATCTATCCAAAGATACAGGAACGAGAGTTTTATGACCTTGATTCACTGAACGCGGCTATCCGTGTCGCCTTGGAACTCCACAACAACACTCCGCTCACAGACCGTAAATACAGTCGGCGGGAACAGTTCGAGGAGATAGAACGTGATTCTTTACGCAAGCTCAATCCCATCCGTTTTGAACTCAAACAGCATTACAGGGCTACCGTGATGAAAAACGGCCATGTCCGCCTGGGGGAAGATGCCCATTACTACAGTGTGCCTTGCGGCTATATAGGCAAGAAGGTCATCTTGTTATATACCTCACGCGAGGTATGCATCTATTACGGTTACGAGCTGATTGCTTCCCATACCCGCAACAGGGCCCGTTGCCGGTACACGACCCTGGAAGAGCACCTGGCTTCACACCATCGCTATATCACGGAATGGAACCCGGACAAATTTATACGTGAAGCGGCGGCTATCCATCCGGATGTGGAGGCATATATCCGTCAGGTTATGGAAGAGAAAAAGCATCCGGAACAAGCCTATAAATCGTGTCAGGGCATTCTTAGCTTCGCACGCAGGGTCGGCAACACCCGGTTGACCAATGCCTGCCGTTGGGCTACAAGTTACGGGCTGTACAATTATCCCATCATCGAGCGCATCCTTAACAACCGGCAGGATGAGTTCCCGTTGGAAGACAGTGCCGGGCAAGAAACGGAGATGCCTTCCCATGAGAATATCAGAGGAAAAGAATATTATCAATAAACCAACCAGATGCAATATGGAAATGAATCAGGACACATTGGAAAAGATGTTAGGAATGAATCTTAAAGGTATGTATTATGCCTTTAAAACAAGTTTGGAAACACATCGGACAGAGAGCATGACTACCGACCAGTTCGTCTCATGGCTGGTCTCAAGTGAATGGGATGACCGCAGAAACCGCGCGGTAGAGAGAGCTATCCGTCAGGCCTCCTTCAGATACAAGGCCACCATTGAAGAAATAGACTTCTCAGTGGAAAGGGGGCTGGACAAGAATCTTACCCAGCGTTTGGCTGACCTGACGTTTGTCAGGGAACGCAAAGACATGTTTATTACCGGAAGTGCCGGAACAGGAAAAAGTTATCTGGCAACCGCTTTTGGCTTCCAGGCTTGCCAGAAAGGATATAAAGTACTATACGCCAACACATCCAGACTTATGGGGATGCTTAAGGTTGCCAAGGCGAAAGGTACAATCCTGCAAGAACTCAAGAAAATCGAGAGGTTAGACATGCTTATACTGGATGATTTTGGCATACAACCCTTCGATTCCCAAGGGCGGATGAACCTGATGGATATCATAGAGGACAGGCATGGTAAAAAATCCACCGTCATAACATCACAGGTCCCGGTAAGGGATTGGTATGACGTTATTGGAGAAAAGACGATTGCCGATGCCGTTCTGGACAGAATTGTACATCAGGCTATACGTATAGAGCTCTTCGGAGAGTCGCTACGCAAATGTAAAAGTAAAAAAGAATCGTTATATTTATAAACGAAATTTAATGTAGAACCCGGCATAACTGACAGGAAGAATACGAAGAAAACAAGAATGAACAGAATGAAAGAATGGAAAAATTTAACAGGGGTCAAATTGCTCTGAATTAAGGGGGCTACTTTGAGTGGATTTTCCAGCTTTCGGGCTACCACAATATACACGATTATGAAAGCAGATTTAGTTTTAGTTATCAGTCCTGAAGCCCCACTAATGAAGCAACTGGGCAAAGTGTTAGGTAAGCTATGTAGTATGTGCGATTTTACCACCATAGAGAGGGGCGAAAAGTACATCACCATACAGCATGATGAAACTGGGCTTGTAGTGGCTTATACGAGTGAAGAAAGATTGAATGTGAAACATAAATATTGATTATTATGGGTGAAATAGCAGATAGTTTAATTAGTGGTGAATTTGATTGCATCACAGGTGAATATTTAGGTGAAGAAGTTGGCTATCCAAGAACGCACGCTTATGACAGACATGAATACATGCCACCAGTTGAAAAGAAGCCTACCAGCAAGGCGAATGTCTGTATAACTAACATGTGCAAAGACAGAGGATTTAGTAACCGTGCAAAAATTGAGCTTGTAGCCAAATTCTTGTATAGCAAAGGTTACAAACAATTGCCTAACCTATCCCACCAGTATAAAATCATTCACAGCCAGTACAAGAATGATTTTAAAAAGTTTTTGGTTGAACAAGTAAAACAAAGAAAGGATGAATAATATATTCACAATATGCTATTCAGAAGAAGAAGCAAATGAAATAGGCCACTTCATTTTGAGTAGAGGATACGAGGGTGTTCAAAATGATAGCTATAGATATTGTCGTGAAGCGATTTGGTGGGCTTTCAAAGAAGCTAAAAGGCATCATTCAAATTACATCTGCGTTGGCGTTGCAGGTTGCCAAATGACTGTATCAAAATCAAAGCGAGGTCTTAGACGAAATGGTCTTAAATACATAGAGAAAAGGCGAATGTTTTACAAATTACTAAGTAAGTATTGATAAATGATTATGAACTCAATTAACGACGAAAGAGGTTGTAGCGTATGCCAGCCCGGTAAAGAGAACTATTGCACTTACACTACCAAATTGAAAGGTAAGAGAGTAAGAATGTACCAATATGACTATCGTACTGAAAGTGGCGAACTGTTTGCTTGTTGTGCGCCTACCTTAGAGGCATGCAGAGAAAGACGGGATAAATGGCTTAGTTCACGACAATAAGCCGATTGTCGTGTATAACGATTGAAGATATTTCGTTATCTTTGGTTGTGGTAGTATCTTTGGGGTACTATCGCGGAATGGAGCAGTTGGTTAGCTTACCGCTTTGACTTGGCGGTGGTCACAGGTTCGAGTCCTGTTTC